AGTAGAACCTGCAGGAACTAATAAACCTGTAATAGTACCTGTTGCTGTAGCTGCAGTAGTATTTAAACCACCACGCATAGTTGGGTCATTTAAGTATTTCCAGTCAGATTTGTAGAAATCATAACCTCTACGGAATCCTGTGAAACCTAAGTTTAATGCCATATCAATATCATTGTCGAATAAACCGTAAGATGCAGAGTTTGAAGCTCCTGATACAGCATATCCATTCAATGTAGCTAACATATTGTCGATGTCAAAAGACAATCCACGGTTAACAAATAAAGCATTTTCTTCAATAGCTCCTTGTTTATCTAAACGAGAAACGATTGTATCCCAATCTCCTAATGTAGTTGGTGTACCACCACCCCATACATTTCCTCTACTGTTTACAACGTAGAAGATACCTTCAGAACCACCTTGACCATTACCACCTAATACAGCAGCAGCACCAGAATTGTTTTCAGCTGGAACAGCTTCGATCATTGCAGTTTCTAAATAATCCTCGAAACGTAAACGAGTTTCGTGCTCTGATTTCAAGTACCATAAGTATCCTGTAGCACCGTTTTCAGTTGTAACTTCAACCCAACCAATTTGAGCCATATCAGAACCATTAACAGCATATTTATCTTTGATGATAATAGGCTTGTTAGAGAAGATTTCATCTTCTGATTCTAATGAACCAACCATTCCGTTAGTTCCTTTTTTGAACTCAGAACCATAAATGAATACAGTACATTGAGTAGATACAGCAAAAGCTTGTCCTGTTGCTTCATAGTAAGCTACAGTAAAAGTAGTTGCAGAAGGAACAGCAGTTACGATTGCTTTGTTGTAAACACCTGAAGCATTGTTTTGAATCATAACAGTTTGACCAATTCTGATTGCGATGTAAGTAACACCTGAATCAGCTACAGTGAAAGTAGCAGTATTTGAAGCTGCTGCTGCTGCTGAAGTACAGTTAGTGTATTTAATGTGAAGACGACCTTGTTCTGCCCATTTAATTTGGTCAGAGTTAGAAGGCATCTCAGCACCTACCATTCTTAAGAATGATGCGATGGTTCTATTACCATAACGCTCAAATTCTTTCTCATAAGTATCAGGAAGATACTGATTCAAGAAGTTGAAGTTAGTAATATAGTTTGTTTGTAATGCTACTTGTTCAGCACTTGGCTGTAATTGATAAGTAGGATTGTTTAATAAAGCACTTGCCATTTTAATTAATTTTTAGTTTTACATTCTTTTTATACTGCGGATTTTAAGGCTTCTACCTGAATCAGGATTTACCGCTTTTACCTGAAATCCGTCTGAAGATGTTGAAGCTTCAGGAGCTCTGCGTTCAGTCATTTGGATATTTTTAATATTCCTCATTGTACCATCTACAGCATCTGCCTTTCCTTGTTCATAAAAGAACTTCGCGAACTTCTCAGGATTCATAGCAACCGATAATGATTTATGGTATCCAACTGCATCTTTAATCAAACCTTGCTCATCTAAAAACTTATTTATAAAGTTTAAAGGTGTTGCTTGGTTTTTTTTCAATTCAATTCTATCCCCTGGATTAAAAGTGATTTTCTTATCATCAATTGCAAAATCAAACCCCTTAAAGTCATCACTGAAGACCTCGTCTGTTTTTTGATTAAACCAATTGCGTTTTCTTTCATTCTCCTCCTCAATCGTTTGTGATTGCTCGATATATCGCTTATAACTTTCGTAAGCTTCTTTTTGTTCTTCAGAAATAGAATTTTCCCTTGACTCAAGAGGTATTCTATATTTTTCTTTCTGAACATTAAAAAACTTCTTAGCCTCAGCGACAGCCTTTTTTGTTTCTAATTTTATTTTTTTAATTGTTGACTCATCATCAACATCATCGTCATATCTATAGTCGTCCATTAAAACTTCTATATCATCTGCATCAAGACCTTCTTGAGTTAAAGATAGATACTCTCTTAAAAGAGACTCTGGACTCATAGAGTCAACATCTTTATTCAACTGCATAAAATCATTAATGCCTCTTCCTGTTTCTTGCTTATATCTTAAATATGCAGCAACATCTTCCGGAAGATCTTCTGATTCTTTTCTTTCAGCAACCAAATCATCAAATGATTTGATTTCTTTGTTATATTTTTTTTCAAGATACAAAAGAACTCTTTCGTCTGATAACTCATCAGAACTATCATTATTTGCGGATGCTATTACATTTTGTGATTCCTCACTCAATGCCACAACATTTGACTCTTGATTACTAACATCAGTAAATTGTTGTTCGTGCTTATCAAGCAATTCTTGCTCTACTTGCACAGCGCTTTTTTGCTCAACGCCTTCTAATACTCTTACTTTAAAATTCTCCATTTGATTTGATTTAATTTGTTACAAATATAAACATTTTTGTTTATCTTTTATCGAGGCTCAAATTCAGCTAAATCGAAGCCATCTAAGCTATCCTCATTTGACTCAAAATTAAGAGGAGGTAAATTATTTTTTCTCTGTTGTATTAATTTTGATTGCTGAGTATTTTGTAAACTTACACGTTCGTCTTTAGCTTTTTCTTTTTCTTTCTCACGAGTACTCAAGCTTTCAACTTCCATTCCTCTTAACTGCTGATTGTAATTAAATTCTTCAGCCATTAATTGAGATTTCATTTGAGCTTCTCTCTCTAATAATTCTATTTCAAAAGCAACTTCTGCTTGTTTTAATTGCATTTTTGTTTGAAGATCCATTTGCATTTTCTGCATAGCCATTTGTCCTGCAGCTTCTTGAGATTGTAATTGCTGTTGAGACATCATCGCTTGCTTCTGCATTTCCATTTGCTCCTCACGCTCTTGTTTCTTAACTCGCTTCATTTTCAATAATTGGTTTGCAAGTTTAAGGTTTTTAATCTCACGAATATCGATAGCATCTTCAAGGTTAATATCTCCTTTAGATAATGCCATTTGAATATTTCCTTCAAGCTGTGCTTTTTGTTCTTCATCAGGTGAAACCTCAATAAAGATACCAAAGTCATAAATATAAAGGTCTTTAATCTCATTTAATATAGACACATTAAATCTTCCTATTTTATTTATAAAGTCTTCTTTAAAATCAGAATATTCTAAAATGTCAGCTATTCTATAAGTTAAAGCCTCAGCTAATGTTCTGTATATAAATAAACTACCATCTAAGATATGTCTTGTAGCTGTGTTTGAATTTAAAGCAGCTAATTTCTGAACACCAACTAAAGAATTAGGATCAGGTGTAGAACCATCGCGCGCTTCATTAAGACCGGTTACAGCTCTAATCATATCCATATAGTGATTATAATTAGCAATAAGCATTTGAGTTTTTGCTGCACCTGAGTTAGAGTTAAGTTGCTGAATAGGAATTCTTGCATTATTAAACTCTCCGTCTTGAGTATAACTACGTCCAATAACAGATCCTGTTTGGAAGTAAAGTCTCAATGCATCTTCAGGGTTATACGCTTGTCCTGTACCTAAGTCAACCTCATTCAAACCATCAGCATCAATGAAGACCCCATCAGGAACTGTTCTGTTAATTACTTGTTGTAGTTTTAAGTGAGTTAATTGAATAAGGTCAGCAAAAGGAATCATTCTTCTTACTAAGGATTCAATTACTCCTTTATACATACGTGGAGCACAAGCAACATAGTTTGGTATTGCGTGTTGAGATGCTGATTTAGGACGGACCATATTCTTAGAAAGTTCCCATTTTAAAAGAATGTTTGTGCCCATAACCATAACTCCTTCATACCAAACATCAATTGTTTTTTCAACTTTCTCAAAGTTGCCTTCTTCCATCATTTCTGTTGGAGGGTTAAAAGAATCGTCTTTCTCTATAACACGAGAGTTCCCGTTGTCAAGAGCTTTTTTCTTGTAAACAACTTTTTTAGTTGTCTTATAATTGAAATACATCAATGTAGCTGTATCTCTAAAGAATACACTATTTTGGTAAAACTGAGCTACGTTGTAGTAATCATACCACGCTTGGCTATATTGAGTAATCTCTTGAAGGTCCTGTTTTGTTAAAGTAGGATCTATCTTCATTAACTCTGTTAATGGAAGAGTTTTAATTTCCCCCCAATAGAAACAATCTCTAAAGAAAGGATCTTCTGTGTAAGAGTAAACAACATTAGCAGGGTCAACATAAGATATTTGAACTCCTGAACCTTGAAGAAACTCGTGTTTTGCAATAGATATTCCAACTACTGCGGCATCATAGTCAAGTCTTTTTCTGATGTTATCATAATGATTTTCATCAAACATAGTATTAATAGCTTCTTCTTCAGCTATTTCAATAGCAGGCTTATAATTAAGCTGCATATATAAAGATAATTCTTCATCACTGTTTGGTAGTTTATCAGGGTCCATAATAAATGGATTAACTCCTGATAACTCTTGTATTTGAGTAAGGATTTGCTTACCAGCAACCTGAGACTCAAGCATTTCTTGATACTTATTTCTTTTAGATTGAGACATAGCATCTTGTGCGTATGCCTTAACCTTAAACAATCTATCAGACATTCCATTAACAACAATATCAACAAACTTAGATATAACAGGAACAGGTGTCCAATCTAAATTAAGATAAGATAAATCTCCATCAATTGCTAATTCGTTTTTATATTTAGAAACAGGCTGCTCTCCTCTTGCATAAAGTCTTAATCTGTTAAATTCTCTCCATTGACCGTAGTATCTACAGTTGCTTCCGTCTTTTCTAAACCATTCGTATTGAATAGCTTGACCAACTTGTAAGCCAAATTGAGAGCTTGCTTTCTCTGCATCAGTAGCTAACTGACTTGGGAAAGCTGACGATGTAATATCTATTGTTACGTTTTTCATCTAATTAATTGACTATTAGTTCCATCATTTGAATACCTTGCGAAGTTAAGAATAATTTTTGAATCTTTTTTCTCCGGAAGATATAAATGCTTTTGATTAGCCATAATAGCTAATCCCGAGCTAATTGAGGCATCAAATTTAGTTCTGTCATTGATGTCAAACTTTGCCCAATCCTCTAAGGTTCTTATAAAAGGCATATTCCCAATCTCGTCCGAGTCTCTATATATACCACCCATATCAAATCCAATGTACTTTTCGATATAAGATTCAATAGCAGATGCGTGAGACTGCTTAACATCTTCAGAAGAGTTTGGTATTCCTCCAAGCTCACGTTCTGTTTTAGATAGTTTATTATATTGCTTATCTGGTCTGTTTAAAGAAAATCCTCTATAACCTCTATTTTTAAAATGGTATAATAACCTTGGCTTATTATTTTCTATAAGAACAGGCATACCATAAAATACACAAGCCATAAGAACATCTTCAAAGAATATCTCAGCAGTTTGTGGTCTTGCTATGTATTCTAGGAAAAATTCATTTGAAGGAGCTTCATCCATATTAAATTTAGTCAATCCGTGAAGAGAACCATTAGACCCTCTACCGCCAACTACTGCAGAAATATCATACGGGTCACAGCCAAATGATCCAATATGGTCATTGCCGGGGTGCTTAACACCATTTCTTATATGAACATTATTTTGTAAGTGTTTTGCAGGAGTCCAACTAACTAAGAATCTACCTCTTGAGTCAGGACTAAATATAACCTTTGTGTCTTTCATTCCGTCTAACCAATGAAATGATCCTCTTGTTATATAGTGTTCTTTAATTAGGCTATCGTTATAATCTATCTGTTGGTATATCTTTGTAAGATTAAATAAAGACTGTTTACTTTCATCTCTAAAAGCGTGAGATTCTGTTCTTGGAAACTGACGATAAAACTCATTAAGTGCATCAGCATCATTCTTTAATGAATCAACCTCTGCTTCCCAATAGTCTATTGCACCATTTTTAATCCAAGAGTTGTCAACTCCCATAATTGGATCTTTTGGTTTGTAGAATATAGGCATACCATATTTGTCAATAAATCCTTCCATATTCCATTCCATAGGAATAAATAATGAATATAATCCTGATTTGGTTTGACCATTAGCATTTCTAACTAAAACATTAGAGTCCTCATACATATCCTTGTAGTTCTGACCTCCTTTTGATAAAGCATTTGAGGTAGAACCCATCATACATTTACCAATAATTTTAGAACCCAATCGAAGACACGTTTTAGTTACGCGCCAATTCTCCTTAATATTATTTGGCTTAGTCCATTTACCGGACTCATCGTGAGCTAGGAATAAAAGTTTTTCCCCATCATAGGAGTTATCTTCTGTGTTTTTCCAGTCTATTGATGTATCTAACCCCTCTATCCTTTCGGCCTCTGAGTCATACATATTTTTCTTTGTAATCTTAGAAGCAGGTACTCTAAACGCTAATTCTGTTTTAGGTTTATCCATACCGTCCATAATTGGCTTAAAGAAAAAAGGAAGTCTACTATTAATAGGGACAACTTTGTCTGTAAACATTTTTTTAGCATCGGCCCCTGTTTTTGACAAGATACCAACACGTGCATCTTTTGCAAGAGTTCCAATATTTACAGCTTCAGAAGAAGACATAAAGGAGAATCCTGAACGTCTAATTTTAAGGTATATCATACCAAAACATCTCTCGTCAGCTTTACAGGCTTCCCAAAATAACCAATATATTCTATTGGCTTCACGGAAGTCAGGATACCCAACGTCAATACTTGACCATTGCAAATACATATAATGAGAACCGGTTATATAAGTTTTGACTCCGTTATTCATAAACCAAGTCCCCTGTTCTCTAAAATCAAATTCTTGCTCAATATAATCTACCCATCTGTTTTTAAATTCAGAAGGCATCTCATTCCATTGAAATATTGATTGTATTCTTTCTAATGATTTAGGAATAGGTTGCCTTTCCCAATATTGCTCAACTTTACTTGAACTCCTTTGAATACATTTGTCGGGAGTGGGAGGTATTGCTATATAGACACCTGAGATATTTATCACATCTCCGATTTGTCCTGTTTTAGAAATGATCACTACATTGTATTGCTCATTATAACCATATATCCAAGACTTTACTCTATTTTTATTAGAGATAACTCCTTTAGGTATATAATCACTGACTACAGTATATAAACTATTTTGACCTTCTTTCCGCAAACCCTTGTCGTGTATCAGTTCTACTTCCTCCTTTTTCAGATAGCTCTATACTTTCTTTTTCAGCTTCAATTCTATTAAGAATCTCAAACGCATCAAATATAGCTAATTTCTTCGTTGCTGCTGCATTTTTTAATTTATCAGCAGCCAAGTCATCTCCTTCGCTGTTTGGGTCCAATATAGAATCCTCAGCAACCTTGATTAGTTCTTCTACAGCTTTATGTCCTGCCGCTATTATCTTTAGTTTTATTTCTTTGCTATCCATAACTTATCTATAAAACATTACATAAACCATTCTTCCTTCTTTCCAACCTGTGTTCGGATACTTACTATGAAAATAATTTGACGGGTACATAACTGCTCTATTAGGTTTATATCCTACTACAGAGTGTAAATCCCAATTATCTAAATTGTTAGCTTCCTCTAAAAGAAATCTATTAGCTTCTTCATCAGATATATCAATAGGCATTTTATATCCAACTTCCTTATGCTTCCAAAAAGCAGTTCCGTGAAGTCCTTCTTTTGTTGATTCAGATATATACAATACTAAAGCCCTTTCAGGTCTTATATCTCCAACCTTAGAGTCTGCGTGTATTCTCCAATCAGTATCAAACTCTTCAGTTGCAACTCTAAAAAACCCTAACAAACATTCACGTTTAGTTTTGTCTATATCGCTGAGCTTTTGAATAACATAATGGTCAAATTCTTCATTACTATATTGTACCCAAAATTTCTTATCTCCTACTTCAACTTCTTGAAATAGATTGCTTAATAAATTATTATGAACGTAATTATAAATATCTTCTTCTAAGAAGTCATCTAAAATGTTTATCATAGCTTCATAGTTATTTGATGGTCATACATTCTATACATCTTTTCTCCTTCAATATTAAACTCGTATTCGCTATCAGGCTTAAAACATACAAGGTCTCCCGAATGAATACCTTGACTAACCAAGTATTCATTTGGATATACCATCTTGCCCATTAATGGCTCTTCTTTAAAAGGTTTTTTGATGTATGATTCAATTGCAGGAATTGGTTTAACAAAACAATATCTATCGTATGCAAACCAAGTATTATCTTTCTTATACATAAAGAATTGATCAGTCTCAATAAAGAACAAATCATCTTTAAAGAAACTTTTTCCGCTTTTCTGACGACCTCGCATATCATTGTAATACTTGAAAGCATTATGATGCACAAGTAGCGTGTCTCCTATTGAGATAGGACCGGAATA